TTGTTGCCCATTCATTAACATTGTTTTGTCTTGCCATCCAATTATCTGCATTACTCGCATCTGAATTACCAAAAAACCTATAAACCTGATACTCCGTACCACCACCACTAGCTGCTGCATCTGTAATGATGTAAAAAGTTCCTGCTACTGGCGTTCCTGCGTCATATTCGGCTTGGGTTAAACTAACCACGTTTGGCACTACATCGCTTCCTGTGGGTTCGCCTGCTACGATTGAAGAAATAGTTTCTGCACCTGCTGCTGCTGCCCATTTCATACCACCCGTTTTAGCACTATCCGCTGTTAGTACGTAGTCGTTTGTAGGTGCTTCGTCTAACTTTAGATTATCTTCGTCTACGATATTAGAAGCAATCGTTAAAGCACCATCACCCGTTACCTCGCCTGTATGCGTGGCGTTCGTTACCTTTGCTGTGTTCGCTGTTATCGCTGCTCGTTCTGCTGCTGTTATACCCGTACCAAGAACCGCTGTTACCGTTTCCTGACTATCGTCTAACGTTATATTTATTGCTTCTGCCATCTAACTATCTGTTACATCTTGGAGTACTTTTACGTTACCCCAAAAATAAGTTCGTATTGTTGAATCTGTAAACGTTATCTGTGCATCGTAATAATACGTACCTACTTCCCAATCCACAGGAGTAAAAGCGTCTAGTGTAAACTCTCCAGCCGTAGGATCGCTTAACGTAATTCCAGCAGCAGTACTAACGTCCTTTACTATCGTTCCTGTCTTACAGCGATAACGAAACTGAATCTGTATCGTAACGCCTGTCAAGTCGATAGGAGTTCCTGCGTCGTCTATTGTAAATACCACACTTCTAAACGTATCGTTCTTTACTCTATCTTTTAAATCTCTTTGTATTATACTTGCCATTATAAAGTGATTATTTCGTAAGTTATGTAAATATCAATAGTGCTGTCACCAGTCGCAACTGAATCTACACCATCTATAACTACTTTAGTATTTGCTATAAATCTATTATTGGAATTAGATGTATCTACCAAACTCCCACAAGTATTAGTATCTGTTGTTTGGCTAAGGAATGAAGTAAAACCATCTCCTATTTTTATTTGATAATTAGTAGCACCATCTGTTCGTATATATAAAAAATTATTATCAAAAGCTACACTATTCCAAGTCAACCAAGCATCAGCATTTAGTACTTTAATATATTTACCTACTCCTGGCGCTAGTATTGCTGTTATCGGTGTACTTCCTATCGCTTTAATTTGTGCTGCTGTTAGTGTTATTTTTTTAGTTAAAAGATTTGAAGTTGTAGTGTTAGGTGTCGATTCTTTAGATGGTAGTGGGTTTGTCGGTGTACCTAATCCTGACTGGAATACAATCCAATCAAACTCCATCGCTGGCGTGTTTATAAACTCAAAAACTAATTCGTCAAAAGCACTAAACTCGCTAGTACCTTGAAACTCTGAAAGTGGTATTGAAAGTAATTGCCATCCTGTCGCTGAAAACTTTAAACCGATATTTGGTAAAGCGTCTACGTTAATTCCATACAGATAATAATCACTTCCTTTTCGTAGTTTTATATTTATTTTACTTTCATTTGCTTTAAATGTCGTTCCACCGTCCGTAATTCTATAATAAAAAGCAAGTGTTTCCGTAGGATCGTATGTGTAGTCAGTCGCTTTTGTAAACTCCATCGTATCTGCTGCTGTTGCAATTAGCGTCGCAGACTTAGTTCCTACCTTTGGGTCGGTTTCGTCACCCATTATGCTTCCAGTTGGTATGCTTGTATTGTCCCATTCTGTCGGCTCTTGTGCGTCCTCGTTGTAAACTACCTCTGTTGTTACTTCAGCAGGTGTTGTTTCACCTGTTAGCACTATTCTACTAGAAAGCTCTACATCGGTTGTTAGGTCTAACGTAGGCTTTACGGGTGAAGCTGCTGGCGTTCCCTCTGTTACTTCAATAGAAACTACTGGAGGCTCTGATTGTGTTACCCTCACAGAAATAACATCCCATCTAGGGTTAGAAACATCGGCTGCTGATAGCGTTATCTGCTCATTTACGTTAGTAGTATAAACCTGATTGTTTATAATATACTTTGTGGCCCAGCAATTAAAAATCATTCCTGACTGGTGAACAATACCGCCTCTAATAATTCCATTAGGAACTACCATATCGTTAGTCGATGGTACTTGTGCTAGTATAGATTGTATCTTTGACTTCTTAGAAGTACCTAAAGCACTAGCACTTACATCGACGGTATGAATCCAATCTTGTTGTGACGGTGCGGTATCTTCTGTTATTGATGTTAATTTGATATCTGCCATTAGTTATAAATGTAATTGTTACCGTCTTGGAACACATAATTGCACCCTGACTGGAAAACATAGTTGTTAATATTGTAAATTGTTATACCTGTGTCGCTTAAATTGTTAATAAAATAAGCCTGATTATCTTCCTTTCCTGTGAAATTCACTTTATAGCCGTTAAATCCTGCTTTATCGCTTCCTGTTTCGTTGGTTAATTGCGCTTCTAGTCCGTTCCAAAGCCCTAAAATCCTGATATTTCCTAGATAATCTATGTAAATAGCACGATAATTTTGTTTAACTAGCTTATAAATCTCGCTTACCGCCTCCGTTTTAGGAAATTCAAGCGTAAAATTCTGATTAAAAGCAATATCTCCACCCTCTACTTCGGTACTTTCGCTGTAATTTGTCGTAGTAGAATGCATATCAAAAACCGTAGTAGCGGGAAATACCGTTACATACTGCCCTGATATCGTTATCTGCGACCTCGAATACTTCGTATAAGGGAATAAATACACCTTATTAACGGAAGCAATCAAGTCCTTTCCTCGCTTTTCTAGTCCTTTCGTTAGCCCCATAATTCATCTTCTGTTTTAGCATCACCTCTGCCACTAAAATACCAGCCTGCGGTGAGTTTAATATCTTGTGCGTTTACTCCGTCGGTTTGCGATCGTTTATACTCTGAAATAGAAGCTTTGTTTTCGCATATCCATTTTTCAAAACGTTTAATGTACATTTGTGCTAACGCACTATATTTATCGCTTAAAAATTGTGCCTCCTCTTTATCGACTACCTCTGCATTTTCTGGGCTATGTTTAAATAAACCTCCATTAGCTAATGTATAACTAGCGATAGAAATATAACTAGCAATCGCAGCGTGTTTCGTTATCGGTTGTATGTAGTCTGTGTAAAGCGTACTGTAAAGCCCTGCAAACGTCGGAAAGTCTGTTACCATCTTATCGTATAGCTCCGTTCCTAAAAGTGGCTCTATCACGCTTATCTGTGCGTCAGCTACGCAGAACGTATATTTGTCCGTATCTATATTTCCGCCCAGTATAGTGGTTTCGGTTAAAGTTGCTGGTGTTATAAATAATGTTTCTGCCATTTTAAATAGTTCTATATCCTGGTTGTAAGCTCCACCAATTATTAAAAGGACTTGCCGCTTGTGCTACCTTTTTATCGTTAGCTTCCCACATAGCATCTTTTCTATCTTTAGGGTCTAACTCTAAAATCATTTTTCTAGCTTGGTTTACGCTTATTTGCCCGTTATCTTTTTTAAGTAGCACAACTCGTTGCCACCAATGTTTACAATTCACGCCTCCTTTATATAAAAATACATTATAAGAACTCGAACCGCTTGGTGCGAAGTCCTCATTATAAACAGACTTAAAGTTTAAATCTTCTTCTCTATATAATTTATTAGCGTTTATAATTTTCTTACAAAAATCTCTTTGTCCTGAATCACTACCTGCATACTTATAACGTATTTTAAAAAGGCTTGTATCTTGGTCTGAATTTTTACGAGGTGTAACAGGAACGCTTGCAAATTTAAAAGTAGTGTTTAAATCACTTTCTTTTAATGTTATAACATCGCATCGCTCATCTTCTACTATATCATAATCATCTTCGTTAAAATCTTCACCTAATTGTATCAATGAATCCACGTTTGGCACTTCGTGTTTATGTTCAGACATCGCTACGGGCGTTTCCACGACCTCTGTAAGCGGTGCAAAGTAAAGATCTAGGTTTATACCGTTATCTACTAAAACCTCCTCTAAAGCGTCTAAAATCTCTTGTTGTTTAGGTTGTATTACACGCTTCATTAACTGCCCCTCTGCTGTGTCCATCTCATCGGCTGTATTGCTAAACCCTGAACTTGAAATAATACCTACTAAACTAGGTGAAGTCGCTCTATGTGCTGTTAGTAGTTTTTGGCTTACCGTTTCGTTTAACGTTTCCCACTGCTTGTGGATATTCTCGTTAGTAGGGAAAGGAATAATAGTTACCTCTACATCTCTACCGTTAAATGAAAGCACAAAATTAGAAGCGTTGCTACTACCTGTTAGTTTCTGCTTTATCTTACGCTCGAAGTCGTCTTTTTCTTCATCTGTTAAGCTCTTGCCATCGGGAATGTTTATAATATACCCTGCGCTAAGTCCGTTACGTATCGAAGAAATATTTAAGTTCGCAATCTCCTCCTCCATCTCCGCATACATCAGTCCACTAATGTAATCTGGTTGCTCGAAGTATTCACCTCCTACCGTATAGGGTTTGATAACGTATATTTCATCTTTCGTACCGTTACCGTAAGCATCGAACGCTTCAGGTATGTTTTTAAAAGTATTACTCCAATCTCTACAAAACCAATAGTTCTCTATCTCACCGTCCTCGTTTTCAATCGCTGGCACTACTAAATGCTTTGGAATGTGAGTTATACTAGATAGCTCGTTTCCTTTCGTTTTTATAACCTGAAACGAAGCACCACCAAATACTTGAAAGTCGGATATAATTTTACGTAAATCTTTAGGCTTTAAAATAGTTTTTAATTTAGCCCAATCTTGTAGATTAGTCCTAGCGTTTTTTGCGTTTAAGCCACGCCCGTAAATCAAATCTGCGTAGCTCTTGTTTATACTTGCGTTTGTCGGGCTTCCGTTGTTGCGATCTATAATGTACTGATAGAACTCGTTTTTTTTACCGTTAAGTACCCAGTCTTTCTGCTTATTTACTTGTAAAGCTGGTCTAACGTAATTACTAAACTGAAATAATCTTATATCATTCATAAACGTATATGCCGTTTGTTATTTTATAATCTTGACTTTCTTGGTCTGTGCAACGTACTATCCCACGGTACACAACGTCTGAAGCTGTATCTGTTATCTTTATCTGATACCTATCTTTATTTACAAAAGTATAAGTAAAGTTTACTTTCATAATACCGTCAACGATAGAATAAGTACTCGTTGGTGTCGTTACTTCTCTATCCGCTTCGTTGTATAAAGATACTACCACCGTAGTACAAGGATAGAATCTAGGTATAAGCTCTAAAGAATAAGATGTTGCTGTTCCTGGTGCTACTACTTTCATACTATAATAACAAAAATATCGTGTTTTTGTTATTTTTTATTTGTTTTATAAGGAAATTTAGTTTAAATTTGTGGTTAGTGAACGTTTTAATGTTTGCTAACGGTTTGTATATGAAAAGTGCATTGAAATACACTCACTTATGGAAAAACAGGTATTTGCGTGGAAAAACAGGTATTTAGTGCAGTATATTGCATTTTTTATATACGTTGTTATGAGTAGTTTATACCCGAAGGGGTATGATAAGTCATTCATTCACTAAAACTATACCCGATAAGGTATGATATATCATTCACAAACTACACATAACTTCCGTATATCATCACCTTTTATACTTATACGTATAATTTAAAAGTAAAAAGTATACACGTATGAAAACGATTAAATACTTAATAGGTGCTATCTATATCATTCTACTGATAAGTATTCTACTTTTTATATCGTTGTTATTGAGTATAAAAAAAGCCCTCCATTTCTGAAAGGCTCTTCCCAATTATGAAAACTAAACCAAATATTTAAGGTAATAAAGCTAGTAAAGCTGTTACAGTCGCAGAATCTAACATAGGTGCTAATTTAGCCTCTTGTGCTGTTGCTGTTATAGTCCAACCATTAGCGTCCGTTTTCGCTCCGCCTGTCGCTCCTACTACCGTCCAATCCATACCGTCTGTAATTCCTAAAGCGTGGTAGTTTCCTACTCTGTCCTTTACCACACACATAGCGAAACTAGCTGCTAGAATATTAAACTCCGCACTATCCGCTACACTCATTTTTGGTAATTGTACTGAAAGCGTTTGAGTATTCACTCTAGTATAGTTCGCACTCTCACCTACCATACTTTGCTCTAAAGTGTTGGTGTCACCCATTAAAGGGTATTCCCACACAGCCGTTATAGAGGCGTTTATAGCTGTCGCCTCGTTCGTTGTTGCAGATACCGTAAATGGGTCTGCTTGCTCGTTGAAAAGATATATGGTAGAATTACCACCAAGTATATCTTTACACGTTGTTTTTGCTCGTCCTGTTGTTAATGCACACGCCATTTTTTATGTTTTAAATGTTAATAATAGTTTAAGTGGGAGGCGGTTAAACCTCCCTTTCCTAAAACTATCTACGTGGTTAGCAATAACCATACAATCTCTGCGCTGTTATAGTACCCAACACCTGCGTTGTAAACAATTTTTCCTCTCACGAGTCCAGTCAATAAAGAAATTTCATCTTCATCAACTACTTTCAACTCATTGTGATCTCCTTGAAGTCCTGTCGCAAATACAATATTTGATTTCTCATAAATTACAATCGTATCATCTGGCAGCGAGTTTACTTCTGTTAAAGTGTAACGTCCAAATTTCGACCGTTTGTCATCTGTCGTACCATTCCACGCAATCCCTTTGGAAATTAAATAGAAGTTATACGCTTGGAATACATCACTTGAAACAGCTACCACTAAATCTTTTCTTCTAAGTGCAATCGGAACGGCAGCTAGTGCGAGTTTTAAATCTGCCTCTACTGTTGATTCTGTTACACTATGTCCAGGCCCAGTTACACCGTTACCATCTTTTATAATTGATGAGTCGTTTCCGAATTGCTCAATTAGCCCCGAAAAAGATCCATCGGTGGCTGCGAGACCAGCCCATATATCAGAATCGAGTTTTGCAGCCTGTGAAGCTAATACCTCTGTTGTGATTGCTTCTAGAATATCACTAGCCATATTAGGATTTGAAGCACTTGCTCCCATACCATCTTCTGACCAAGTTTGTCTGAAATCTTCTTTACAGATTTGAAAAGAGTTCATTACTTTTGAAGGAGTAATAACTTTTTCACTTCCTGTGAAAGTTCCACCTGGAGTAAATCCACAAGCGTAATCCGTAGTACCATCAGCATAAGCGATTTTACGTAGATTATATTTATAGTTTACATTTTCTGCTACCGTTAAAAGTCCTAATCGTAAAGTATCGGCTTCTTTAAAAGCTGCTCCTATAATACCACCAGCGACCTTACCTGCATAATTACTAGATACTGTGTTTGTTGTTGCCATTTTTTTATTGTTTTTTTTATATTATTATTAAGGTGCTGTGAATGTGCAACCTGCTGTTGTTACTACTGAACCCTCTACAAACCACGAACTTCCGTCACTTTCTAACGTTACCCAGTCGCCAGGTAAGAACTTCGCTACTACTAACGTGATAGTATTCTCTGCGCTCGCTGCTACTACTGCACCTGCTACTTGTGCGCTTCCGTAAATAACGTCTGTTGCTGATACGATAGTCCAGTCTGTTGTCACTGTTGTAACCGTACATAAAAACTTGTAGTTAAGTCCTGCTGTTGGACTTGGTAAAGTAATCGCTTCACCTATTGCATCTAAAAGAAGAACCTTTCCACTTTCGCTCGCTGTTAGGGTTGTGTCTGCTGATAGGGCTTTATAGTCTACCGCAGCGTCTAAATCTCTGTATTGAATGTTTGTACTCATTTTTTTAGTTGTTTCTAAGTTTATCTAATATTCTTCCTTTTGCTGTAAGCTGCACTGGTGTAGCTACAATCTTTTTTGCTGCTGGCTCTTTCGATACCTCTGCTAATTCTACTTTTAAAGTTTCGTTTTCTTTTTTAACTTCTGAAAACTCTGCTCTTAAATCTTCAATCTTCTTTGATTGTTCTTCTGAATATTTTATCAGAAGTGATTTAATTTGATTTAACACGCCCTCGCTAGGTGCTTCTGGCTCTGCTAATTCTGCTGGTGCTTCTTCCACAACCGCTTCCTTAATTTCACCTACTACACCCTCTTCTGATACGACAAGTATCTGCTCTTTTTCGTCAAGCGGATATTCACCAACAGGTAAAGGTACTTTTGTTTCATCTTCACCGAGTAGCCAAACAGCAGAATCGATTTGTAACATCTCACCATCAAAATACAATGTATTTTCTCCTGACAAAACGCTTCCTAATTTAACCTCTACTTCGGGCTTCTCTAAACCTAATGCGGTTTTTACGTCCGTAATAAAGTCTTTCACTAAGTTACTTTCCATTTTTATTTCTGTTTTTAAATTTACTTCTTTTAGGTCTATCATAGCATCTACCGAGAACCCTTGAACCTTGCCAGTCTTTACATAGTCATTCCATACCTCGTCGCTGTCTACTTTCATAGAAGCTATCCACGAGCCTTTAGGATAACTAAAACCGAAGTTCGCAGACTTATCTATTTTCGTATCTTCTACGATCCAAGATTCTACAAACGTAACACCATCTATAGGTGTGTCGTGTTCTATTGTACTGTTCTTTTGAAATCCAGCTTTAAAGAAATTATGTGATAATTCTTTTATAACATCTTCGCTGAAAACTATGTTAAATTCTTCCCCGTTTTGATTACGGTATACAGGCTTTTTAGGTTCTAAAATTAGACCCATTAAAATACGCTGTTCTTTGTCAATTTCTTTTAGCTGAATAGGCTCTTGCTTTTTAAGTGCAACAAATAAACCCTCCATCGCTGGGTCAGCCACTAACGAGATACCAAAAACTCCATCGTTTTTAGCACCATTAAATACGGCTTCGTATGTTATCATATAAATAATTCTTATTATAATAACAAATAAAATTGATTTTTGTTATACTTTTGTAATTTATATTTATTATAAATAGTGAGTAGATGTTATTTTTTTTATAAATTTTTGTATATTGCAACTATGAAAAAATGTACTAAGTGTGGAGATGTTAAAAGCGTGGAGGGTTTTAGTAAAGACAAAAAATCTAATGATGGATTAAAGCCATATTGTAAAAAGTGTGCTAGTATAGCATATAAAATATACAAAGAAAAATACCCTAATAAAAGAAAAGAATACTATCAAAAAAACATACAGACGATTAGATGTAAAGGTAAAGAATACCGTAAAAAAAATAGAGATAAAAAGAATAAATATGCAAAAGAATATAGAGCTGCTAATAGGGATAAAATTCTAAAACAACTAAAGGAATACTATCATAAGAATAAAGAAAAAAACAAAGAAAGAAGATATGAATACTTTAAAAATTATTATAAAAATAATAAACATAAAGTACAAGAATACTATCAAAAAAACAAAGAAAAAATTAGAGAAAAAGATAAAATTTACTATCATAAAAATAAGGATGCTATAAAAAAATATCAAATTGAGTATAATAAAAAACATAAAGAATATCAAAAGAAATACCACGCAGAATACCATAAAAAAAACAAAGAAAAAAAGAGTGAATACGCAAAAGAATATGCTAAAAAAAACAGAGAAAAAATAAATGCAAGGCAAAGGAATAGGCTTAAAACAGACCCATTATATAAAATGAGGAGTAACATTAGTCATAGAAATTGGGAGGTTTTTAAAAGAGGTGGATATAAAAAAGATTCAACTTCGGAAAAACTACTAGGAATAGATTACGGACGGTGCAAGCTATATTTAGAGCGACAATTCACAAAGGGTATGAGTTGGGATAACTATGGTGAATGGCACATCGACCACATAATACCACTAGCGTCTGCAACCAATGAAATAGAAATGCGTAAGTTATGCCACTATACAAACTTACAACCGTTGTGGGCTTCTGATAATTTATCTAAGGCCGCTACAATACCAGAGGTACAAATAAGATTAAGAATATAGTTGTTTAATTGATATTTATTTGTATATTTGAAAAGGAAATTGAATTGTGTTTTTTCATAGTTAGATTGATTAGTTAGTAGAACCCTTGCATCAGGATTAAGTCCGTAAAGATACAAGGGTTTTTTTATAAAGCACTATTCTGCTCAATATTTCTTTCAAGTTCTAACCCTGACGATACGTCCTTGCTTACAATGTATGCTTTCGGAGGATTTTGATTTTGATTATTAATAGACTGGCTAATCTGATTAGTTCCCGTTCCTTGCACAAGATTAAAAGACGGACTTGGCGGTGCGCCTCCTCCACTAGCTCCTCGTGCGCCTCCTGCTGTTTCTATTGGCTTAGTAGCTGCTATCTTCGCTATGTTTGCCAAACCTGCTGCTACTGCTAAACCTGCTGCGACTGGCCCTAATACTAAACCTGCTGGGCCACCTACACTAGAACCTGCTGCGTATGCTGCTACTGCTCCTTTATAAGTATCTATTATCGCCTGTGCTATTGCTACACCTTTCGCTAAATCGCTTCCCTCTTTTGCTAGTGAACCTATTATACCTATCGTTTGAGAAGCTAAGCCTATTGAGAAGTCTTTTACTTGTTCTCTTAATAACTTTTCTTCTTCTGCTGTTTTTCTTGCCGCTTCTTGTTTCTGTATTTCTTTAATTAAGAAATCATCTACACCCTCTTGATTAAGTTCTGAAACTTTTTCGTTTAGTAATTCTTTAGAGCCTAGTATTATATTATCCTCTGATGTTAGACCGTTACCTACACCTGTTTGAAATTCTTTTGTTCTAGTTTCTCCTCCACCGCCTTTAGATTCATCTTCTCTTGCTTTTTTATCTTTCTCAAATTTTATATCTATGTCGTTTATAATTCCAGTCGCTTCAATAATCTTAGCTTGTAATTCTGAAATTTTATCTAATCCAAGTTCTTTTACAAAACTATCTCCTACTGTTTGCTGTCCTAAAATAGCAGCTCTTAATCCTATTACACCTTTTTCAAGTAAAGTAACTTCTCTTATTTTACTTTTTTCTATTTCTAGTTGTGAGTTTAGTGTTTGAAGTGCTAGTACAGCTATTCTTTTCTTTTCTGTTAATAACTCTTTTTCTTTAGCTACTAAATCATCTGTACTTTCACCTCTTAATCTTGCTAACTCTAATAGCTGTGAATTTATTTTAAGCTGACCGTCTAAAGCTGTTTGAACTCTATCTAAACTATTTAACCGTTCGTTTAGTCTTTTTTGCGTTCCACGCATATAGTCGTCAATCTCACTCCAGTAAGCTACGATTGTACCTAAAGCTACGACAAATAAACCAATACCAGTGGCTATCAAAGCTGCTCTCGTTCCCTTTAGTGAGAAGTTGAACAGCTTAGAAGCCTCGTATGCATCTCTAAACCTAGTGGCAAGCCCACCTGTTAAACTATCTAGCACAGCAATAGCCCCACCGTTCTCACCGACATCTTTAATGCCTGTCTTGGTGTTTCCTGCCTCCTGGTTTACTTCTTTTAAACTACCCTCTAATTTGTTTAAATCCCTAACCGCTTCGTCAGTATCTACATTTATCTTTATGTTTTTCTGGATAGCCATACTCGCTTTGTTTTACGTTTGAACCCACGCCAATCGGTAACGAGTTCGTTCTTACCCTTTGCTATTTCTACATACTCACCAGCACCGTAGAAATCATCGCTCTGTAATGTTTTTATAATCTCGCTAATCATCGACTAAAAGTATATCAAAATTAACTGAAACGTTTGCTGTACCCGTTGATACCTTTGCCATAAATCCTATATCTGTTAATGCTGGAAAAGCTATCGGTGCATTTAATACTTTACTTCGGGTATCTGTAAGCCCTACGATTTCAAATACAATTCGCATAGCCTCGTAAGGTGCTGCGGCATCTAAAATACTTTGTCTTTGAAAAAATACAGCATCTACTATCTTAGTGGTTTCTGCGTTAATATCATAAGAAATTAAGTACGCAGTTTTTCCAAGCGGTACACTATAAGCCCCTATTGTCGATTGCGATAATGCAAAGCCGTTTAAATCAATAGTTCCCCAATCAGTACCTCCTGCTCCGTTTTCTATGGTTATAGCTGCTGTATGTGAAGCTGTTGTTGAAGTCGCATAAGTCCCAGATGCAGTAACCTTAATTCTAAACAATCTAATAAAAGTCGTGGTAGTTACCGCACTCGCTGAAGCTCCTGCTGTTGCGATGGATTCTGATACTAAAGTGCCTGTTTCATCTAACCCTTGTAACGTTACTTCTCTTGCACCACTACCTGCCGCTGTATCGTTAGCGTCACCTCCTGCTTTTATTCTAAGTGTAGTAGCACTTGCAGGCTGTAAGGTAATGTAATCCCCTATTGAGCAAATAGGAGTTAGTGTTGTTGGTGTTGCTGAATTGTGTCCGAATTTATGTACCAAAGTATGCCCAGGTACGTTTCCTTTCGCTACTTCTGTATAGAAGTCCGCTGGTATGCTAAAGTATGGATCTCCAGTCGTTCCTACTCCCATAGTTCCTAGATACTTCGTGGCTGCTGCTCCGTCTTTTATTGTTAATTCACTCATAATTTAATTTCTTAATGCTATTGTAGCTATGTTCATACTGTTTCTGCTGTCTGTAAAGTCAAACGATGGATAATACGTTTGTAATGTTTGGTATATAAATATTGTAATAGTCGCACCCGTAACCGCTTGTGTAACCGTAACGCTTGCTGTTCTATCTGTTTCTAGTGTATTAGCTGCTATCTCAAAAGTAAGTACGTTAGGGTCTGTCGCTGACGTTTCGTAAGTTACAGGAACTACCCACGCTGTACCAAATCCTAAATCATTAACTACAATCGTTGATGAAGAACCGTTTAAATTAGTTATGTAAATTAGTTCGTCTTTCGCTTCGTAATTTGTTGTTATATTTGTCGCTGAAGTAGTGAAAGGATTTATAGTAGTTTCAAAAGAATTAATAAGCTCAAAATCTGTTTCGCCATTTAGTAAATTATAGCTCCATTTATCTATACGGTAGTAGTTGTTCTTTATAAATAGAACGTCGTTTAATTCTAATTTAGTAGCTATTCTAAGTGGTAATACTGCCTTATACTTAAACGTCCTTTTTTTAATGTTAAAGATATCTGAAATATAACTAGCGTAATGATTAGAGTATAGGTTCTTCTCCATAAAAACACCGTCCCACTCATTAGGGTTTGTGTTAAATGTCGTGCTGTATATTGGATAAGTAAAATCGTTACCGTGTAAAGGAATCCATACACCTGTCGATCCTGGTATTTGAATTTGCGCTCCTAAATCATTTATAAACCCTATTGCTTTTATACCCTGCCCTATTCGTTTTGCGTAGTGTATGTGTGCTTTAGGGTTTGCTGGTGCTTCATCTTCATCTATTACAGCTCCGTATTGCATTTCTGATACTACACCGTCTTGTACATCTATAAGTCTTTCGTATTGTATCTGCTCAAAAGGTAATTCTACCGTAAAGCTATCACCATCTAGTAGTTCTGTTTCTGTTGAATCGGTGTATAGTTGTTGTATTAAATCTCCGTACCCTCTTTTATTTAGTTCCTCATATTGTAGGTTAGCAATAGTTGTTGGTTCTTGGAATTTAAAACTAATCTCATTTAGTATATCGCCTCGCTCTACGTCGAAAGTTTCCCAGTTAATGTACTTCGTTATATCTATTGTAGAACCCTCACTATAATAACCATCTAATGTATTAACGTAATACGTATCTTCCGCTGTCGGTATAATCACTAGCTTAAACATCTGGAAGATACCTTTTAAAAAGTCGATTATCTTTAGCTTGGGAATGTTTTTACTTATAACAAAATCACCATCTAATGTCTGCGCTGTTCCCGTACTTACATCTACTGCTGTTGCTGTTGTTGGGTTTGTAAATCTTGTCTGTGCTAGTAGTGATGTGTATTGAAAGTCTACTTGTGAAGAAACCTCAAAGCTAACTAAGTAAGTACCTTGTGCTGAACTCTGAAAATCAGCTACAAGCGTACCCGCACTCCCGCTCGGCATATTTAATTCTGAAAAAGTTTCTCCGTTGCTTATACATCTTATCGTGTAGTCTACCGTTTCAAATCCTGCCTCTGGTGTTATAACACATTGAAGATAAAAGTAATCTCCATCACGTTCGTAAGTACCTACATTGGTAGTCCAGTTCATCCAAGTATCACCAGGATAGGTAGGTAGTTGTCCGCCATCCCAATCAACTTGCTGTGAGTTTCCTTTTATTGTGTTTTCTTTATCAGGGTTGAGCCACATATAAAGATTAGCAAACTCTGAAGTATCAAAAAAGTGCCGTGAGAATGTTACACCTAGTTTAGCTTCAATCGCTTCTAATATACGTATAAGTTTTAATGATGGTCTAAGATCGTTCCATACAATACCCGTAGCATCACCACCGTCTAAAGCAATATTTGAGGTAGTTTCTGTTTGTGTATTTACGCCTGTATCTAATATCCATCTTTTTTTTGGTAAACAAGGATATATAATGTTTTCAGAAAACAAACCAGTAGTTAGTCCATTATAAACAAATGTACTACTAAAGTCGTGATCGTATGCAGCTAGGTTTAAATCGCTAAGTTCTAAATCTCGTGCCTTATCTTTTAATCCTACTAACAACCCGAAGAAATTAATAGTATAGCTTTCGGGCTTTCCTTTTTTTAGGTTTACTTTTTGCAACCTCCATTTGCCCGTCTTAAAAACGATGCCGTCTAAATGTATCTCACCGTCTATCTTCTTACGTGCATCGAAGCCGTCATCTATATTAAAATCGTAGTAGTGGCTAAACGTTTGGTTGTTTAACCTAGAAGCAGGAACGGTAAAAGAACGTGTGTAATCGGTAGTGTTCTTAGTGATATCTTTAATGTCTAGCACCGAGCTAATTACTGAAATATTCTCGTCCTTGAATTGGTCTAGCTTTACTCCGTCGATGTATAGTGTGCTTATCATATATTATTGATAGCGTTATATGCGTACTTAAATCCTATTTCGTAATTAATTAAACGCTCTTTCTTCTGCGTTTTATACGTTAGCTGTTTAGTATCTATTGTAACTGGTATAAAGTCCGTACCGTCATACGTCCATACTCGTTCGCTCAATAGTAACTGCTTGAATGTTTCGTTTAACGCTTCGTCCTGCCATCCGCTATTAACCCTAAAGCCCTCACGCCCTTGAACGTTATACGTTACGAATTGGTGATTACCGTCGCTTGGTTGCGCTCTATCGCTTTCAAACTCACTCGATGTTATATTTATATCATCAGTACGTTCTTTTCTGAATGTAAGAAACTGCTGGCAACCGTCTTTATTTTGGAAGCAAATATCTAAAGGCGTGTATTTTAGTTCGTCCTCGATTAACAAAGTAGTAGTAACACCATCGAATACAACCTCTATATAAGTGTCTGTTGTCGCTTCACTTACTTTAACCCATAGAACCTGGACTAAAGCTGCGCTATTGTTTGTTGTTGGTAGCCCTATCGTTTGGTTTATTTCGTTATTTGGATATGATTTTATAGTAGCTAATTGTGAACCTGTATCTTTTACTATCAAAATAGGCACACAAAAAACGCTTGTACGATCTGCTTTGAACTCACTACCTTGTAATAATGTGTTATTAACAAAGGTCGTTACAGAGCCTCCTTTATCGCCATACGTATACGCCCTATTAAATAGCTGATTAGCTCCATATTGTGCAGCTTCTACACCTCCGCTACCTGTATAGACTACTTCTGTACGTACCCAATATTGATTGACAGCATTTATAGAGGCTGAAGTCGTTGTGTCTTGTGGTGTGAAGTCGATGTAATCTGCTAGTATTCTTGAAATATTTACGTAATCGCTTCCCGTCGCACCCGTTGGATTTGTTTTTGTGATAGTGTACTGTGGTGTGCCTGGTATACTCGCTTCATCACCTGTCCAGATATAAAGGTTAAGCGTGTAACTCGTACAGGTAAGTGTAGAACCTACCGATACAAAAGGCGTTTCGTAGTAATATGGCGATAGTGTTTTAATCATAATGCTTTCTTTAAAAATATATCTAAGTCATCTCCATAAGCTTTCAGCACTTCATCGGGTAGCGTTTTAAAATACTTGTTAAAAGGCTTTGTAAAGAAGTGAGTAGTTTCTAACCCTGTGTGATATACAGACTTCGCTATTGCGTGTAATAGTCCTGTTCTCTTTTGAAACTGCCCTCCGCTACTTCTCGGTGCTATACCTCTACGAATCGTCCAACCGTTAAAAGCTATTCTAGGTGGTTGCTTATCTTTGTATTTATATTTGCTACCTACTACTTTCTTTTTCTTCCATCTACTACCGTCTGCTTTAGTACCTCCTACACCAGCTACACCTTTGTCGATGTAATCACCGTAATCTTCCCACACGAAATCAAACTCAAAGCTAGGTGGTACATTAGGCTTTGCTCTATTAACTTTTACATTATAATCTATTGACTTGTATAACGCACCCTTAGATTTTAGATTTTTCTTAGCATCCTTTTTTACGTTAGTTCCAAACTTGTTAAGTGTTTTCTCTACTTCTAACATAGTGATAGATTTACATTAGGAATATCAACATCGAATGAAAGCAACCAACCATCATAAATATTTTTACCCTCACCGATTATCGGCTCAAGTGTAGGGTCGATACTCGCTGTGATATTGTTACCCTCTAAGTCTTTGTATAGCTTTTTCCAAATACGATTTAAAACCATTAGCGTTTCGTTGAGGTTGTCTATCTCGTTATCCTGGTCACGAAACTTATCCGTTACTACCTCGTTGTTGTGATCTCGTAAATCTACACATACTAGCTCTATAGACAAACGAATAACACCGCCACTAGGAAAGCTACCGCCACTTACAAACACGTCTACAATAGGAAATAGATTCCCTTTGTTTAAATCTAAATCTATACTCCCTCTATTTGTAACAGTACTAATAAAATCGTCCTGCTCTGCTATCGTTTTAATTTGGTCTAGTAGTTTAGCGTATATGTTCATAATCTTGTAACGTTTTTATTCGACCGTAAATCTGCTTCCAATCGCTGCTTGTCTAATTGGTGTGCTAAAAATACGTGCGTAAAATGTATGTTCTGTTCGGTCACTTCTTTTATCTTTAATATGTTTCCGTCTGCGAGGCTGTAAATGCTGGCGTACCATCCCCACTTATCGAAGAAGTCGCTTGCTTGTCTGCCTTCAGAAGTACCTCCATCGTAGATTTCTGGATATTGAGCCGTAATTCCTTTGCTAAATTCCCAAAAAAAAACAACGCACCGTTTACGATATTAAGTGGCGTTTGCTTCATAAGCTCCGCATCTTCATCTCCTGTGTAACTCGCTATCTTGTAATTCTTAAAACCATCACTCTTTATAACGGGTCTAAATAGTACTGCCATTACTTGGTGTAAGTTCTCTACATCTTCACCAAACTTTGAAAGGTCTGCCCACTCGCCTGTTGTCATATCATCGAGGTTAGGACAGAAGCCATACTCTACACCGTTTAGATCAAAGCGTGGTACAAACTGTACGTCTGTTTCCATAGCTGTGTCTATCTGTTCTACAATCGCATCGAAGTCCTTACGAGATACATTCTTTATATCCCGTCTAGGAAGCCCTGTGAATATCTCTACCTTTCTTTTATTAAAAGCATCTACACTTAGTTCGTCGGTTCGTTCAATCAGCTTCATAAACCGTTGGAACATTCCTAAAGTGATTTCACTTACGTTTTCTGGAAGTACTATCTTCATATAATATAAACAAATTTATTTGATTTTTGTTATTTAGCGTATCTCTATTCCTGTCGATTTGCCTAAGTGATACATAACCACGTATCGTAAAGGGTCAATCGTATGGTTATACGCATCGACAAATAGCTTACTACCTTTGTCTGCGTAGATATAATTGTTTAATTCTTTAGCTATGTTCGTGCTACCCTCGTCTACTATTATTTCGTAGTCTAACAACAACGATATACCTAGCGATATACTACCTTGTCCTTTCTCCGCTCCTACAATGTTACAGCCCATTCGATAGAGTTCATCTATTAGGCGTGGCTCTGCGCTATCAGCAACGATTAAACTCTTACCGCATACATCGAGATTAATATACCCTATCTGTGCTGTTGATAGTTTTGGCTTATACAAATGTTCTTTAACATAGATTTTCTTTTTCTTCTTATCTATCGCTACACTTATCAAAGTGGTAGGATCTATCGAGAACCCGAAATCTTGCCCGTAGGAAACTTGTAAACCGTCAGGGTTAAACTTACCAAACTTCCAGTTACTAAACACCACACCCTCTGCCTTGTCTATCCACGAACCCTCGATAATATGTTTGTACTTAACAGGGTTGTCTGCTTTAATTCGTGATACTTCGTTTAAGAACGTTTCGTCTAGGTTCTCGATGTTATCTAGGTACGTTGTGTGTATGTATGTCGTATCGCCTTTCACACCATTAAAGCCTGCCTCTACACCTTTACGCTCAAAGAATCGTTTGTAAATCCAATGTTCTTTTGTCGCAGGGTTTAGTATTAATATGATTCGATTAGGTACGCCTTTTTGTCTGATAGATAGGTTTATCTTATCAAATACTGATTCGTCTAGTAGCTCCTCTGCTTCGTCTAGTATCCAGGTGTTGATACCTTGCAACGATTTTAAGTTTGCTGTCTGGTCACCTGATGAGGTTTTAAGCCCTTTGAATATTATCTGTGACTTAGATACTTTATTTATTATTTCGTTTCTGTTTACATCGAACGCATCCTCTATTCCTAGCAGTTCTATTTTCTCTTGGAACTCTGGTATGATAGACAAGTGTGCAGAGGTCATTGTCTGACGTGTGAATAGTATTTTTTGGTTTGCTTTGAATGATAAGATAGATGCGAAGCGTCCTACCTCGAATGACTTACCAGAACCACGCCCTCCTGTTACTATGAAGTATCTTGTTGGTTTGTTTAATCTATGCCAAACCTTTTTATGCTTCGGGATCGTAGATTTTGGAAATGTCGAAGTCATTTATATTTAGGTTTGTATTTTGGTCTACTGTTTGTGTAGGGTTTCCGTATGCGTATGATAGTAATAGTTTAGCTGCTGCTAGTCTATCGCTTGACTTCGCTTCTATGTCTGTTAGTATTGAAACGACTGTTTTTATCGCATCGCTTGTGTACGGGCTTGTTATATCCCTGATACGTCTTTCTTCGTCTTTAGGTTTACGCCCAGCTTTGCCTTTTGTAGAATGCCCTCCGTTATTCTTACGCTTATCCAAAGGATTAATTTTGTATTAATTAATTAATTCTAATATATTAACAAAATAAACTTGTTTTTGTTATTTACTCTAGTTCTAGTGCCAAACTTAAATATAAAATAAATATCGAGTATGCTATTATAAAGCTATCCATACTTCATCTGATACGTTAGATATTTCGTGTGCTTGGCATTGTTCTTTAAACCATTTCCATTCCTCGAATGTAGGTCTATCTTTGCTTAGTATTCTTTTAGCTTTCTGCTTTATTTGTTTACGTGTCATTTCAATATTTTTATACTTATTATTCTTTCAAACATATTATTTAATTCTAAAAGACTATCTACTTCTACGACCTGACTTTTTTCATCCCAATAATTATTTAATAAAGGATGTGTTGCATCGAATGAAACTTTATATTTTATTAATACTGTTGTCATTTCAATAGGTTTTGTATTCGTATAGTGTCGTAGGTCGCTCTCGTTTCCTTTTCTTTATCGTTCCAATGGTTTTGACTGCACATATCGTGGTAGTCCATTAGAATTGCTTTTACTGTTTCGTTTAGTTTATCCATTATGATCTAAAGTATCTAGTGTTTTTTCTATTCCATTCTATTTCTATGCTCCAGATTAAGAAGCTGAATGTTATTACGTTTGTACGGTGGAACTTCTCGAATACTATTGATGGTAGTATGTGTACTTCGTCACGGTGTCGGTCTGTTAGTAGCTGCATCTTCTAAGTCTTTCGTTATTTCTTTATCGTCTGTTATTAGTTTACCTAGTTCCTTGTCGTGTATCTTTAGCGTTTCATACATAATACTCACTACCTTTTCAAGTACAGCTATTCGTTGTCCTTGTGTCTGTCTTTTATTACTCATTCTTTACGGGTTTTTGAAATCTGTTGTTTAAGTATTTAAGTATGTGGTCTTGCTGTAAGATAGTCATCATACCACCGTAAATAAATATATTAACGGCATCGGGTGTGTCTTGTACATACGGAGCTTCTGTAAATCCGTATATCTTTGAAACGTCAATGTAGGCTGTTCTGTATACCCAGTCATCTTCGTTTAGTTCCATTAGTAGTTCTAGTTTATATGTCATCTTTGTAGGAGTTAAATACTATATCTAGGTTATCTGATAATTTTTTAAGTATCTTAAAGCTACCTGTGCAATTCATACACAAGTCGCTAGAGTTGTACTGTACAGCGAACACGTGAGCAAATAGTCTAACTAATAGTCTTGCATCTTCTGCACTGTATGCTAATGTCCTACGTTGTATGTATTCCTTATACTCGTTGTACTGTTCTTCGTCTAAACAGCGTACTGCATTGAATCGTCTAGGTAGGTCTATTCTATTTAACTTTTTCTTACGTTCCTCACAACCGCATCCGTCACCGAAGATAGCTTTAACTGCTTTCTTTATTCCAGTGGCTTTAGTGATATCCTCTACGATATCTCCAAGCCCTTTAGCTGGTTTGTTTTTAATGCTGTCCTTGTAAGCCTTTGTACGTTTGTCTATTTTCTTTTTACTCATTTTCTTTTGTTTCTAGTGTTTTTGTATTTGTGAATTTTATCTCCTAATACTTCTTGAATACCGTCACGTATTTGTCGGTATGCATATCCGTAATTTATCATCGGGAAGTCATCTTGTATTTGTCTAAGACTTTTATCGTAGCTTTCTAAAATTAGTTCCTGCTGCCTCCAGGATAATGAACCGAACTTATCGAGAAGTGCTTGCTCGCCATCGTCAGGCTCAAATATTCTATTTCTACATTCGATGTAATGGAACTGTTCTATGCTTATGTTCTTCTGCTCTTTAATGTGGTTAAGGAATTTATTTAGTAGTATACGATATACATACGCTGAATTAACTCGTTTAGGCTTCTTGGATGCGATAGTGAGGTACATCTCCTGGACAAGATCGTCGCACAGGCTTTCGTCTTTACAGATATTAAAAGCTACATTTCGCCACCTCGCATCTTCTTTACTTAATTTTTTTAGTATCGCTTCGGTTGGTTTGTCCATAGCTAATGTTTAACTCTCGTTTCTAATAGTCGTTTAAAAGGCTTCCATCTATATTCTTTAAACTCACGTTTTACTTCGGGTTCTAAGTTACGTATTTCTTCTATAAAATCATCACTTTTTTTAGGTATTTTATCAACAAAAATCATTTCTTTTAACTTATTGTTTTTATATTCAAGTAGCGAAACCCTACTACTAAGATATGAAATTAACTTATGGTCTAAAACTTCATCTGTATTAGTATTTAAAATAAATTCACATTCTATAAATATCTGCTTTAATTTATTAGTAAACCCGTCTTCTTGGTGATATTGAATGGTGTTTTTAAAATAATTCATAACCGTTGCGTGGTCTTTCTTTATTAAATTTCCTATTTTTTTGTAAGATATTTTAGTGTACTTTCTAGCCGCATAAGAATAAGATGCACGTAACAGGACTTGCGACCTAAGTCTTATAGTTGTGTCTGAATCATAACCATAAATTCTCTCACAGCATTTTAGTATTTGTGCTAGTTTGTTTTCGTCTTTCATCTCTTGTTATTTAAAACGTGGTTTACTTCAGCAACTAAACATTCTTTTACATCCTCATACTTCCATACATCATCTACTATTACTTTCACGTTTTCGTCGTTTCTAAAGGCTTCTTTTATTTTTTCTATGTTAGTACCTATCTGCTCCTCTGAAAGTGTGATAGGGTGCTTTAAAACGCCTCCTATGACTTCCTCGACCATAAAGTACATCTCGCTATCGTTTAATCTGTCTGTAAAGTCTTGGATAATCATTTCCATAGGTCTATCGAGTAGCTTCATCATTTGCTTGCGTGGCTCGTGGTTTAGTATATCAGTTTTAAAATGCTCTACCATCTTAGCATAAGCCATAATATACAGTTTTGCAAATAGTTCGTTATCCGTGAACTGCTGTTTGTGTGTGCGATCTACATACTCCGCTATCGCATTGAAAGCGTCTATGTCGTTTTGGTTTACAGGAAACGGTTTCTTATTATTTAGTCCGAACCTCCAGCCTATTCTGTCAAGTGCTTTTATAATATTCATTCTATTCCTAGTTTTATTTCCGTTGCTATTATTATTTCTTCACAAAGTACTTTAGGTATTATACTTCTTTCATAGTTTCCTTTCAGTCCTTGCGTTCCTGTTTTAGATCCCCTCGGTGCTGGTTCGTGTTGGCATTTTGTATTACCATTGTAGCACATCGGTCTTGGTTTCCATCCGTCAAGATTAAACATATCATAGATATTATTGCTCCAAATATCTGTAGGTTTCATTCTAGTATCTCCATAACTACAATATGTTACTGTTGTTCTTGGTAGTCCTTTCATAAAATCCATTTTTCTAAGTACTCCTCTTGGATTCTCGATAGTATAAATTAAATCTAGGTTTTCTTTTTGGCAGTCGCTTATTAGTTTTAAGATGTTTTTAATCATTCTATCTGACTTCGCTGCAAAATCTGTTTTAGGTGAGTAGTCTAAGTTTCGGTGGTGGCTTATAGCTGCTAATGAATATGTAGTACAAGGTGGTGAGGCGTGTATAAAATCTGGTATAACATATAAATCCTCCATAGTTATAAACTCACAATCCGCAACTATTGTAATGCCATCGAAAGGTTTGATATCTACTGAACAAACATTATGACCTCGCACATCTCCAACCTTACCTATTGATCTTGATCCTGCAAAAAGTTCTAGTATATTCATTACTTTAAATTTAATAATCGTTAATTTTAAAATATTTCTAACAACAGCTATAAGTCATTGATTCAGTCAGTAATTTAAATAAAAGTCGTTGACTGTTAATTCTCATTCTACCATCTTCAACACTTGTTATAATGTCTTTTTTTGCTTGCTCAATTAGTTCTTTAGTTATTTCCATTTTATTAATTTTTAGTTTATTATACGCAACAAATCATATACAAGTACGTTATATCTTATAACGTATAATTTAGTTAATAAATGATATTTTATACTTAAAAACGTATAAAAATTCCACGCTTTATACACAAACTTTTATCAAATATAATAAATTTTATTAAATAAAAGGCTTACTATCTTCACTTTCTTTTGGTAAATGATTTTCGTCCAACTCAAAATAGAACTCATCAAAAGGATAGTTTCTGCAATAGTCTGGAGTTACCTTTGTTAGCTTATCATCTCTAGTTACAAAAGCAACCGTTTCGCTTTTCTTCATAATAGAACTTCCTAAATGTCCTGTCGGTTTATCGGTATTGTGGTTTCTATGTAGTATAGTACAAAGATGTGCGTTGCTCTTAGTAGTCCATTTCATCATTCCTTGCGTGATTAGATTAGCCATATCAAGATCGTTTACGTTTTCTAAGATGTCAGCAGCACCGTCAATTGTTATTAGTCCGATATTGTTTCGATACTCGCTTTCCATCATTATCCATTCTATAAACTGAAATCTAATACGAGCATCGTACTCTCTAGTGGTAAACGGTATAAAGTTATTTGGATTAGTTCCTACCATCTCACAAACTCTCTTAGCTACTCGTTGCGTATGCCATAAACTCTGCTCGGTGTCTACGTCTATTATTAGCTTATCTTCTACGTCGTGGCCTTTTAAGTTAGGAAAGTAGTTCTGTGCCTGCCCTCCGATATATCCAGCTATCAATGCAGACTTTAAAAAGGTCTTCATCGATTTTGACGCTCCGACCAAAGCCGAGAAATTTCCGTAAGTTCCGAAAGGAATAGGATATATCTGTTGTCCGTAGGTGTACGTACCTAAACTTAATGCTATCGGTGGCGGTGGTAGTTCTTCTGTTACGTCTACAAAGCAACTTCGCTGCATCGCTTTGAAATCTATACTATCTTCTTGGTTGTTTAGTGTTAGCTTTTCTATCATAGCGTTTTTATTTTCTTGTATTGTGCTAGCTTTCCATTCTGGTCTAACTTATTTAGCCAGTTATTAAAATGCTTTCTTAACTCTAGCGTGTTAGGGTGAAGTGTTTGGTCAATAATTAGCTGTCCTTTAAAGTCTTTTAAAAGCTGTGTTAAACTACCAGGCTTTATTTTTAGGCGCATATAAATAGATTCTGTTGCTTGTCTGTGTAATCCTTGTTTAACTTCATCAACAAAAAAATCATAAAGTTCTATTATATTATCTTCTCTTATCTTATCTTCTCTTATCTTATGCTTTTGATTCGCTTGTACATTAGCTTTCGATTCGCTTTCACTTTCGCTTTTGTTACCTCGTCCACCCTTGCTACCATTAGCTTTCTTAGTTTCCCAAACTTGCATATTTTTAGAAAGTGGCTCGCAATAAAAGTTATTTTCTACGATTTTAAATAATCCTAAGCGTTCGCAATCTATAAACCAAGATAGAAACTTTTTATCGTCTTTGCATCCTATTAAATCAGCTAGTAATTGCAGACTACTATCATCGCTTTCAAATTTATAATCGTTTTGATCTCGTAAGATTTCGATAACGTCCCAGTAAATACCCTTTCCCCAATGTCCGTAGATGTGAGCCATCTTACGCATCTTTAAGCCTCTACCTGCTGTGCTGTCGTGTTTAAACCAGTAACTATCTTTTGCCATAATTGCAAATGTAATAAATTTTTATCATAATTCTATCATTTTTAATGCTTCTTTTACTGAAGTAATTACCCAATACTTAACGCCAGCACTTTCAATATCTTCTTTACACTCTTGCTCGCCTGGTGTTAATTTCTTTTTAGCGTCTGTTTTAATCTCTACGCTGTACGTTTTGCTGTTATAATACACAAGTATATCAAATAATTTTTTAACGCTGTGTACGTGCTTTACAATAGCTCCTGCCTTACGTAGTTCTAAAACAATTTGTTTTTGACTACTGTCTACTTTTACGTGGTACTTCAAAATAATTCGGTTTGGTTTACGTTTTCTTTTCTTATTATACCTAAAGCTGTTTCTAGGATTGTTTTACCTACTTCAAAATCAACAAGGTTTCTAACTATTTTGGTTTTTGATTGCTTGCCTTTATAGGTGTTTAAAAAATCCTTTGTTATTTGGTGTAATTCACAAAGTTTATCTAATTCATCATCAGTTTGACCGCACATAATTCCCTTACTTTCTTTTCTATCTATATTATTTGGTAAATTAAAGTTAGTCCAGTATAAATGCCTCCCTCTTTTAATTGGGTTTATTAGTGGCGGATAGTATGGTATCACATTTTCAACAACATATCTCCCCTTAAAATGTTCTTTTAAAAAAATTATTTCTTCATATAATTTCATATCTGGAAACTTCGGTATGTAAAATTCTTGATTTTTCTGCGTTACTCTTACTTTGCTATGTGTTGGGCAAGGTGGAGAACTCCAAATAAAATCAAATTCTTTGTAATGGTCTAATAGATATTGATGTGCATCAGCAACTATAACTGTATCGTTAGGAAATCGCTCTTGGTATAATCTAGCAAGTTCATCATCCCATTCAACAGCGGTAACTTCTACGTCAGTAACCTCATCCCACTTGTATCTGTTGCCTCCTAAACAGGCATATAAATTTAGTATTTTCATAATAAAGTTATCATTTTTTGTACACTTTTATTTTTAAAAAAATTAATTGTTGTCAAATTTACGGTGGCACGCTCTACATAATATACGCATATTATCTAAATCCCAGCACTTCTCACAGCGTCCGTTTTCTTTAGATACCTTACGTGATTCTGTATGCGATACATCAAAGTAAGTACCTGTGCTTCTATTACATATTTCGCAGAAGTTATACCCGTTATCCAAGTACTGCAATTCCAATAGCAACAAAGCAGACTTCTTGCTTTTTCTGTCTATCTGTTCGGTAGTCCACCGCTTACCATTGGAATCGCTGTAAGTTGGTTTACTCATCAGAAAGGTAGATCGTCATCAGCTTCGGTTAAATCATCGGCAGGCTCGAAAGCTACGTCTATTTTCTTCGCAGCATCAGTTAAAGCGTTAGCGTCTGCTTTAAATATCTTCCAGGCGTCTAAACCTACAAAGTATTTATCGTTCCACTCGTTAGTCTTTACATTGAAATCTACATCTACCATATCTCCTACCTTGTTGTACTTCTCGAAATTGCTTACCTTATCTTCACCGAATACATCGAAGCAGTATAAGTTGTTGTACTTCTCATCGGTTTCTAATAGAAAAGATAGTTTCTTCCATTCTTTACCAGCTTTGCTAGTTCCACTTTGCGTTGGTAATACTTTTGTAATTTGTCCTGTTACTTTCATCTTGTTTTCTTTTTGTTTTTTTCTAAAAAATTAATTCTTCCTGTTACTTGTTCTATTGTTTCGTATCGCCACCCTGTTATCGGGTTTAGTTTTGTTTCCCAATAGAAATAAAATTTATCGTTTTGTCTTACCATTTTAGTTTAGTTTTAGTTCGTAACCCATAGCGATTGATACGCCTCGTGCTGTTTCCATTATCTTTCTGCACATATAAAGCTCTGGCACTACTCGATTAGCATAACGTTCTTTAACAGCGTTTACAGTCGATTTATGTAGGTAGTACTCCTGATTCCATTCTACGTGATACTCTACCTGCTTTTGCGATAAGAAGTACATATTACATACCAGCTCTCGGTGCATTTTAAATAAGTCTTTGTACTGACCGCTTTCGTATGTGTGGATAATCTCGGTTATTTTAGATAGGATTTTATCCATTAGAAATTATTTTGATTAATATAACTATCTCTTATCCGTTGTGCGTCTTTTACGCCTTTACAAAGCCTTTTAAATACATCGTCTTTCTCCCATAAGTCATCTGTGTTTGGTAGTATTCTAAAATCTTTTACGTCGTAGTTAGCTTCCAGGTGCTTCTCTAAGAAATACACACCCTCCTGGTCGTTTAGCTCTAGTATTACTGATACTTTTATCATATTATTTACGTTTAAAATCTTCGCTTTCGTCTTCGCCAAATACACCTAACTCATAAAATCCCGTTAGTTTTAGTACTGCTCTACTCATAGCTCGCTTCTCTGCCATTTCCATAACGTACCAAGTATTAGTGTTACCGTTCTTGTAATCACCTTTTAAAGCACTTCCAAACGTCTGTATTGTTTTACCGTTTGCTGATCCGTTTGCTTTCACTACGCAGAAATCCTTTTCACATTTGATTACTTCAAAATGTATTTCTATTTTAGAAGTCGCTTGGATTTTGTCGATACCACTTCTAGTGATAATTATGTAGTGCTGATGTTTAAATACATCGTCTTTTGTTAGCTCGTACTTTACGTACATTTCTTTTAGCTTGTCTGTTTTCATAATTTATTTTTTAGGTTTCCATATTTCTCTTGACATTTCAGCTCCATTCTGGTAACTGTTATTTGTAGCTTGTACAACTATGTCATATAGTTTCGATTTTATTTTATTATCAATATCTAGCTCTCGTATTTTATCTAAAGCAGATTTCACGTTTTTTGATTCTTGTATCATTTTAGTTTTTTTTTATCTTCGTTTAGTAAAGTATGTAATGGTGAAAATACTTCGTTAAAGTATTCAAATAAGTCATCCATTTGCCGTCCTGCATTAAATAAGTTTTCGTTGTCTAGCGGGCTTTTAGTTTTCATTATTGTACATTTATTGTTATTACTCCGTTATTAAAAATTTGTTCGATATGCAATCCTGTTTTAGTTACGAAACTTTTAGTTTTAGATCGTCGTAGCTTCTGGATTGCTTTAATTGATATTACATTTAGTTTAGTCATAATCTTCTAAAATTAGTGATTCGATTTCGTTCTCTTGACTTGCCATTAATATAGGTTGTATATTAACGTCACCTGCATAAATTTTAAATATATTAACAGTTCTTGGTCTACCCTCGTGATCTCTTGTTTCTTTAGAGCCTTTTAAAATCTCTCCATCTACTGTGAGTTTTACTGTATAGTAGTCTATTTCCCAGTGTGTCATCATATTAGTCTAAATAATTGTTATACAAATCTATTAAAGCGTCACGTCGTCCTTTTAGATACATCGCATCAGGGTCTAAATAACCAACTGTTTCGGTTAGTACTTGATAGTTATCGTCAAGCTCGTTAATTTTGTCTGCTAAAAATTCTTTTGTGATTTTCATAATTAAAGTTTTAAATTATATTCAAATATAACGATTAAATCAATGCAAAATACATCGCTTCGTAATTTATAATGATTATAGATAAGAAACCCCACGAAGATCGTAGGGCTTTTAAAAGTATGTGTGTAGTATTACAATCGCATTAGCTCGTTTATAGCTACTTCACCGTTGATAACTACACCACATCCGATAGCTTGCTTTTTGAAATTCTTAGCGTATGCAGTTGCGTAGCTTTCCCAATCCACACCGCATCCAACTTGCATAGCGAATATACGAAACCGTTTGCCTACTAACCATCTTACGTAAGCCTCTGTGTGCGTATGGCCACAAACTGAACTCATCATATTGTTTTTTGCTTTCGTGTACGCTTGCCCTCCCTCACCGTGTTCATATAGCACATTATCATATTCGATACTCTCTACATAGTTCCATCCTGGAGTTTCTAATACTTCAGCAAAAGGTTTTAACCATCGTTTAGGAATACCACCCGTAAACGCTTTACGGTAAGCAATACGATCGTGGTTTCCAAGTGTTACATCAGCTTTTGGAAATGCTTTGTGCCATCGCTTTAAACGTGAGATAGCTAAATCTAGTTCCTGACCTGCAGCCATACCGTCTGGGTCTGTTTCGTGATAGCTTGAAAAGTGGCTATCTATTAAATCACCGATAAAAATAACTTGGTTGCAGTTGTACTTAGCGTAAATGTCTTTGCAGAATCGTAGGTAATCATCTAAGCAGAAAGGCTCGTGTAAATCACCTACTACTAATATTCGTCTTTCTTTTTTGGTTAAATTTTCATACGCTTTTTTCTTATTCCCGTGTAAACGTGGTCTAAAGTCTGACATATTTTTGTTTTAGTTTTTGCGAATGTACAAAAAAATAACACTATTTACGCATCTTTTGTATTTTTTCTAGTGAACGCCCACCAAAGTAAGCACCGTAAACTAGTAATAGTAGTGAGGAAAGTAACGAAATCCAATCTTCTTTTACATCGAATCCGTCCGTAGAGCTGTCTACAATAATAAAAGCTGCCATTGAAATAGTAAGAAACATTAATACCAACGGTCTAACATTTTTAGAAAGCCAACTATCTGACTTCATATCACTAGACCACCTACTAGATACCTCTCTAGCCTCCACCATATCCATTTTAAGCATCTCTAACGCAATACTTTTATCTTCTGGTGTGATACTATCACTTTTTTCTATTCGTTCGCCTAACGCCTTTAATGCGTCTATTCCCGTGACTGTACCAGCTATCTCTAATATCTCTGGAGCAACTCCTTTAATACCTCGTAGAAAGTTACCTACAAAAGTTCCTTTACCGTTGTTTTTTTTCTTGTCCATCCTTACAGAGTTCTAACTGTTCTTTTAAGTCTTTAATATCAATTTCGTAGTTCAGCTCTTTAACAGCGTTTTTAATTCTACGCTTCGTGGCTTCTTCGTTATATTCAATCTGGTCTGTATGAGTACTTAAAACCGAGATATAACGTGTAAACATATTTGATACTATAAGCAAAAACCCAACAATAGGAAATGCTACTTTCCATTTGAGTTTTAAAATACCTTCGTCTGTTGTTTGTTCGCTCATCCGTTCCATCTAGCGTTTTTACCACGTATATCGTAATGCGTGAAAGTTGAGTAAATGCCTATACCACCTTGTAATATTTCACCGTCAGTTGTTAGCCTATCTAATATAACAGCTACTTCCTGTGGTGTTAATCCCTCTATTTTAATATCCGCAGCTTTACCTAGTACGTGCTGGCTGTTTTTAACGCCTCCTACTGCTCGATTATGTGCAGGGCATCTGTAACCATTCGTTAGCTTTATTGGTACGTCCAGGAACTCTCTAAGATACTGTAACTGATTAGCTAACTTCTGAATGTTTATAAAAACATCGTTAGGCATTTCACATCCACAATTACATTCAAATTCTGATTTTTTAAAGTTTAGTGTCATAAGTCATATTCTTTTTTAACATCCTTTAAAATAGATATATCTAGTCCCTCTCTTTCGAGCTGATCGTAAGCTATACTAAGGGCTTTCCGCAAACCCTCTGCGTGACTATGTGCTTCTTCCAACTCTTTTTTAAGAGTGTTTATTTGCTTATTCTCTTTAGATTTAGCGTTTATAAGTGCTACTACGATACCACCTATCGAACCTAGAGCTAACCCAGCAAAGGTATAAATATTGTGAGCTAATTCCGTTGCTAGTCTAATCATAAAGCAGTTGTCTAAGGGTTTTAACAATTTCTTTAAAAGTTCCCTTTAGCGTCCTGCCATTTTTGATATTGATAATCAAATTAACAAATCCATACGATGTCAAAGCTCCTACTATTATACTTCGTAGCATCAGCATTGAATCTGATACTCCTACTTCTGCTCCATCGTTGATAAAGAATGTGAACCCTACCACTCCAAAAGCCATTATAATAAAATACCTAGCTAAAGGTGGTAGTGTCATTCTGTCGTCTTGTACTTTTACTTTCAAAATCTTGTTCCTTTTCTTGCTTGCTTCTTTTGCCAATCCGTGTCGATATCGAATTGTAAGCCTGCGTTATGATTAAATCTAATTTTTCCTAATTCTGGACGTTGCGTCCATACTGTTTGATATGCTAGTTTTACATTTGGTAATATTTTAAACGTTATTTCGTTTCCAAACTCCCAACTTGTTCTTACATAGTCGTTAGCCCTCCATAATCTACCGTACCCAACGAAAGGCATAACTCCTATTCTATCAAATCTGAAGCAGTACCCTACCTCAGCACCGTATCTATATAAATCCTGCGACAAGTCTGCGTATTCAAACTTACCACTAACTACAAAGTTCTCCGCTTGTAGTTTTAATTTAATAGTAACGTCCGTTGTAAATGGTTTGTTACCGTAATCGTCTTCAAAGAACGCTAACTTTGCGTCTTGATACACCGCAATTCCTACTGCGTTTTGTGCTGATAATGTAATGCTTAATAATAATAATACTAGTAAAGTTTTCATTTTATTTGTTTTTAGTTTCCCGTAAAGATACTAAAAAATTTCATATAAAATTAATAATTATTAGCTACGTAAGTATTAATCTTGTTTTTTTGTTACTACTCCATTTGCATTTATAAATGTATCTCACATTTGAACTTCCTAGCTGTACAATCCAATGACGTTTGAAAATCCAAAGTAATTTAACGTGTTTAGAAATTGAGTATCTAAAATATCTTCTGCCATCTACTGTAAAAAAAGCATATTGTTTCCCAAATTTAGTATGATTTCTAAAAGTTAATGCACCTCCATCACCTTTATCTGTTATTACTTTTATATCATACGGAATACCTTTTTTAGGTGCTACCCATAACTTAAAGTTCCAAGACGGATTTCTTAGTGCCATCCATCTAAAAGCTACGTAAGAACGTTGTAACCAATTACAATTTTCTATATTTATTCCGTTTGATCTTCTCCAACCTTCATCACCGTATAGATTAGAAATTAAATCTTTTTCAGAATCATCTAAAAAGAACCATCCGAAGCTATATTTATTTCTACGCCAAAATGCTTGAAGCGGATATACTATAGGGAATGATAATATTCCAAGCAAAGCCATTAAGCCAAACATAACGCCTAGTAGTAACCATCTTAAAACCGCCCAAATATTTCTCATTCTAAAGTTCTATTATTCCAACCGTACACTTTATTAACTTGCGTATTTAGTGCTTCTCCAAGAGTATAAGGCACATCATCAAATTGTTGCGTTTGCTCGTTAAATACCTTTTTAGGCTTTAGCTTACCGTGATACTTTTCAATCGTATGGTTTCTGTTCGGGTTTCCGTATATGTATTGCGTTCCGTCCTCGTTATAAGAACCTATTACCTGAACATCGTCAATAGATTCAATAGCTAATTCTATATCATCAAAATCATCAGGTTCGTTTACTAACACTAACCAACCATTTTCTAGTTCTGAAACTGTAATTGCTTGAAAAGTTAATCCGTTTTCTGCATCTCTAATTGCGTAAACATCTACAACCGTACTTAATAATAACTGTATCATATCTCTCCTGTTGTTGTTAGTGCTAATAGTTGCGTGTCGTTTAAAAATGGATATACTTTTAATGCTTTTGTTTTTCCGTAGAAATTATTTGCACTATTCCCATCGTTAAAAGATAAATCGGCTAAACCGCTAGGCATCGTACAAGTAGCATCCGTTGCTACTTCAACACCATCTACCCATAAAGCACAATCGTTTACTTTCCATTTCACAGCTATTTTCGAATAATCTGTTTCATCTGTTAATGTATGCGTCATTGACGCTTGACTTACGCCACCATCAATAACATCTACTGCTATTTGATTTGTAGTAGATGAATAAGATATATAAATTCTATTATTTAAAGAAGCGTCATTTATAGAAATAACCCTATCTGAAAGCGAATCAAATAACGCACTTGAATTGATATATAAAACACCCTCTGCATCTGCAAACGAAGTAGCGTCCCCTGCATTATTAACAACATCAGCTAACCTAGTTACCGTAGCACCCTCTGTTTTGATGTATGAAGTTGGGTAGGATAAGGCTTCTAGTTGTGCGCCCCAAATGTAGATACCACTTGTGCCATCGCCTTGATAGTTTTGCGTTGTTGAATTTAAAGCTACTCCAATACCTGTGAATGCACCCGTTTGAGTAGCTGTATATGTATTTGAGCATTTATACCACCCATTGCCTATATGTGTAATACTTGAAGAATCGGATGTATCAGCTCCTATCGTACCATTCTCTAAATTAAATATTGTTTGTGAATTAGCTTGATTGTAATTATCTATTACACAAAAATTTCTCTCCCCTTTCTTTGCAAAGAAAGATGCAGTATATTGAATACCAATAGTTATAGTAGGAGTTGTCCCAAGTCTAATATAATGTACATTAATACTGCTATCTTCTACTAATTTAGTTCCATTCAAAACTCCACTCGGTGAAATAATTGAATTAATTTCAATCGTTGATTGTCTTGGTGTTCCCCAAGTCGCATCACTAAAATCCTCACTATAAGTAGCCAAATTAGTACTCTGTGGTTCTGTAAGTAAAACAGGACAAGCACCATCGCTATAATCTAATCTTGGTACATCAATAGCAACTTCTTCAATCAATCCCGATTTATTAACCCTCGTTGCAATACTGTTACGTGCTACGTCGAAGTCATCCACACCGTCCGTTCCTATCTGACTATACAACGTAGTAGCTTTATACCCGCTAGGTATCATAACAACGTCTGCATCTAACGAATTAGCACACGTCAAGGCTTCTACTACACCCCCGTCTGCTTTTACCCTCGTTCGATAGTCAGCTAAAGCACCGAATAAACTTCCTAGTAATATTTTCCTTCGTCTTGACATATTTTAGTTTTATGCTACGTCATCAAAATAAGAATCCAAAGCCGTTTTTAATGCTGCAAAACTTGCGTAAGGTGTACCGCCACTATTTTCTAAATCGCTGTAAATCGTAGTGTCTAATAATATTCTATTAGTAGCAATACTTTCTAGTCTTAGATAATCGCTATCTATTTTAATTCTTTGTATTTCAGAAAATGCGGGATATCTATACTCCCATCCATTATCTAATACTAATTCTCCTGTTGTGTCTATGTATAATTTCATTTTTATTTATTTTAATATTTATTTTATTACTCACTACCGTAAACTAATACACCGCCTAAGTATATTTTATTTATAGTTACCGTCGATAAGTTGGTAGCGTTAATATCTGTTGTATGTAGTTTTACACTCATAATAAATAATCGTCTATTCCACCCTTTACAAAGTCATATAAGTTACCTAGCACTCCACTAGGTCGATTTAAAGCATCGACATTTATTTTAGCCTGATCCCACTCACCAATTAATAACGGTGCAATAGCGGGTCGTAGAATGTCTTTTATAGCGTTAAATTGTGTTTGGTTTATAGTACCTTTATTATAGTGGTACATTACTAATACTCTAATTTCGTGAAAGAACGCTTTACCGTCATTTTCAAACTGTGCTAATAGTTGTGCTACTGTTTGTTTTTCTTCTAGCTCTAGTCTTTCGTCTATTTGTGCTTGTGTAATGCTTTCCTCAACTTCATCGGTTGCTATATTATAGAACGGTATTTGATACCATATAGTAGAACTTCTTTCGTTAGGTTGTAAAACGTAGTTTATATCCTCGTTCCGTATTCCTATTATTCCGTTGTTTAAAATTGTATATACTACCATATTAATCTATTGTAGAAACCATTTGAAAGTTTAAATATCTATCTCCAAAACTACTGTTTGCTATAAAAACATATATTTCATCATTTTTAGATAATGAAAGGCTTGCAAAATCCCCTGTTGGTACTTCCATAATACCATTTACTTTAGTAGGAAGTCCCTCATATAAAACTGCTTTTGCTGTAACTTCTGTATGTTCTGTATTAAAAGTTGCTTTTACTATTGCTATTTTTTTAAAATCAGTAGCAGAACCTCCATCATATTGCAAATGAATCTGTAAACTCTCTATTGTTTGGTCTTTTCTTGCTACTCCTATACAGAACCCTGAATCTAAATAGTTCTCACTTATAGTTAAAATA